CGATCTAAGTCTACATCCCCACTTTTGATCGAGTGGATAAGACTAATTAACATATTCCTGTGTTTTTCTAATTCCTGTATCTTCATTACCTGTTGACCGATAACTTCATGTTCACTCATAGTTTTCCTCTGTTCTACAACTTTAGGTCTTGGAGTCCCCTTGGGTGGCTCCACACCTTCAAACTTTACTCGTGTTTCATCTAGCGACAAACCTTGAATGATAGCGGTTTGACGCATGAATAAATGTTGAGGCATATCATCCTCACCATCCCAAACCCAAGGCTCCGTTTCAAACAACCCAGTGTTACCATTGAAAAATCCCGGTATGTCTTGCACTAAGTCCTCATTACCGTCTAACATCCTGTCTTCTAAACAACACACCCGAACCCTGCGAGTTCTAGCAAGATACGGGTTAGTCCATTCCCCTATTCTTTGAAACGTGCAATCACAGAGGTCATCACCATGAGTCCATATAAATTCTGGCATCTCTGTTGGATGCAAGTTCTGGTTCCCATAATGAGCCTCTGTGAAAGCAAGTGTCATATTAGCCTACGCTACTAACCGTTCCATCAGCAATGATCTTACGAAGTACGGTGTCATTAGCCATTAGCGCACTAGAGGTGGTGATGGCACCAGCAGCCTGTGTTCCGCTTTTAAAGATAGCGGCAGAAGTTGGTTCCGTTGTTGCGAATGCGGTAGAAGCACCCAAGTAAAGGTTCTCCGCTAGTACCTGCAAATCACCATCGGTAATTTCCACAGTGGTTCCAGTAACGTTCAGGGCAGCCCCATCCCACGAAACAGTTGAATCACTGTCAGTACCAAAGATGAGAGTTTCATCATCGGCAAGATAGTTCCAGTCATACCCTAGAGCAGAACGGGCAAGAATCCTAGTGTCTGGAGTTACATCCGACATTTTAAAAGTATGTTTTGTCATTCTATTTTGTCCTTATTTGTGAAAGACAGGCTGTTCACATCATCTTGAACATTGCGGTTTGTACGCCACATGGCTTGCTTGATTGATTTCTTCAACGCTACAGTTGCAGGAGAGTCCGGTAATGAAGCTTCTATTAGATTCATTACTTCCCCGACCATCCTTTTAGTCTGTATGTCCAGACTTTGCAACACACCATCGGTATACACACTTTTCATTGTTCACCATTACATTACATTACATTCAATAAAAGAAGTTGGGGGCGGCTATAAAACCACCCCCAACCATTATTCTTACGAGTTAAGGTCAGTAACCTTAGCCTGTACGAAGAAGTTCTTGCAGCGAAGCTCACCCATTGTGTAGAGCAGACCACGAACTACCAACGCATTAGCTGCGAAGTAGTCACGGTTTTCTACATACTGAGTAGGCTGTGCTACGGCAATCTCAAGGTAGTCGGTGTCAAGAACATAAATGTTTGAACCAAGAACCGTGTCAGAAGTGTTAACACTCTTAGGGGTGTCAGCATCTGGCAGGATCGGAATACCCTGATAAGTTGCAAGGACTAGTCCAGTTCGTGTGCCGGGGAACGTTCGCTCCGAACCAACACCAACCTGATACTCTTCCTGTCCCATGTACCGCTGCTGAGAGTTCAAAAGACGCTCTAGCTTGAAGTACTGGTCATGACCAAGAGTGATAAGTTTTGGCTCACCACCATTGGTTCGGATGTTCTGGATACAGTTATCCAAAAGGTTCAGGGAGAGGTCTCGCCCTGTACCATCGTTGTCACTAACAACAGCGGCTGCATTCCAGTTGCCTGAAGTACGGTCACCGTAAGTGAGGTCATAAGCTCGAACACCACCGTTAGCGGCGAAGTTAGAGTTAGAGTCGTAAACACCACCCATTGAAGCACCGTCTTGAGCAACGATATCATCAATAGAAGTGAAACCTGCACGACTGTAAATCGCAATACCGTCACCGTCTGCAACAGCAGCCGAAGTGGTAGCGTGTGTGATAACACCTGTTGAAGTGTTGACAGCCGAAACTGCTACACCTGAAGTGTTGATCCAGTCGTTAGCTGAAGTGTCCCAAACCGTAAGCGTGTCACCAACTTTAATGTTCTTGGCAACAGCGGCTGGAACAGTTGAGGTAGTTGTGCTACCTGCGGAAGCGAGATACATGGAACCAGCCATAAGTTCCTCATTGATCTCTTTTACGTGGTCAAGCTGTGCATTCTCGTTCTCCATCGCAAGAACGTCCCCGATACCACCTTCGAGCTGTGCGGTGAAGACAGACTTCACAGAAGCACCGAATGTGGTTGAAACGATTCGAGGCAAGCTCGAAATCGACTCAATGTTGGATACGTCCACGGTTGGGAGTGAACCAGTCTCAGTTACCGGGCGAGATCGACTCGATCCACGGTCTGTCCTGATACGCCAACCAGCGGTGCTACCCCAAACTGTTCGTGGGATAGCGTTGAAGAAACGGGTCTGGTTGTTTAGAGCTTGCCACACCTTCCTACCATACGTAGTGTTGAATATGCCAGTAGCAGTATCAACCGTGAAGTACGTCTGCTTTTGCAGGTACTCTGGGCCGAAAACGGAGTTGTATAGTCCCCGCTGCGACTGAGCAAGATATTCACTTAATGAAGGGTTAGCCATCTTAAATCTCCTGTTTCTTACTCGTTAGTAATTAGCCTAGTAGTTCCTTCGGAACCCCGTTAGTGTCACCCGCTTGAATCCTCATCTGGAGGTCACGAAGCTCTCCGTATGAAAGGTTAGCAAGCTGGTCTACTGTGTCACCCTCAGTAGCTGACTTAACAATTGGTGTAGTTCCGTCAGTTCCAAGTGCGCTCAATTGCGGTGCAACCAGTCCAGTCTCTTCTTTGAAGCCCATCTTTCGTAGACGGTTCTCAGATTCTTCCTGTACTGCCTTTTCCATAGTTCCTTCAAAAGCCGCAAGCTGTTTACGTAGAGAATCAAGTTCTTTCTGCATTGACTTCATCTCGTCGTCATCATCATCGTCCTCATCGTCGCCGTCATCAGCCTTGTATTTCATGGCTTTTGTAGCGTCTTCATCCTCGTCGTCATCGTTGTCAGCGGCTTTTTCCTCATCAACTGCACCATCAGCATCGTCTTCATCTTCGTCGTCAGCCTTCTGCATAGCCTGAATAGTGTTCTGTTGCTGCTCAATCTTCGATGAGATGTTAGCAGCAGACTCAGAATCGTCTGCGTTACTTGCAGAACCGCCGGTAGTTTTAGCCTTACGCTCGTCACCGGACACATCCATGCCTTGATCAGCCTTCAACATTGAAGCAACTTCTGATGCAAGTTCTTTAACCAAAGCTGCCTTTTCAATAGCAGCAGCCTTCTCTTCTTCTCTCTCCTCTTCTTCCTCCTCAGCTTTCGCGAGGCGGGCATCCATCTTCTGGAGCACTTCAGCAACCGCAGATAGGGCGAGGCCGTTGCCTTCTAACGCCTTCTCAATGCGTTCCATGTCGTCTGCCATAAGAATTTCCTCCTGTAGTCCATTCCAATCCAATAAAAAATACGTATGGTTGGTCTAAGCCACCGCCGACCACACGAAATTACGACGTTAGTACATTTGTTCTAACGTTTTATTATACTACTAAGATGTGAAAAACCTACGAAAATCGTTAGAATTATATTATTTCTCATTTACCGGAACGTTTCCGTTCTCAAGTAAATGTAATATCTCATTTCGATAATCATACATAGGAACTTGCAGGAGCTTCTTCAGCTTCTCACACTGCGTTCCTTCGGGTAGGGAGGCTTCTACTAAATCTAAAATTTTACCTACCATACGTGAATGCCTCTGCATAACATATTCTTGTTCTTTACTTATCTTTGAAATATCCACCATCATAATCTCCTTTAAAACCCTACACTCTTTACTACGATTTCTTTGTCTGGGAATTCATCTCTTACAAAAGATTTTAATTGTTTATTGGCGGCTTTCGTTAGCCAACCATTTCCACGCCCTGCGGGTCTTGGACCAATTTTCTTTGTATGTTTTCTAACTGTTACTGTTTTCCCACTAGGATATGTACGTTTATGGGACGCAACTTTCATCTTCTTCTTACGAAGCCCACCCCATTCTTTCCCACTAGACGCTGGGTTTGTCTGGTTTATCATTCGAGCATAAGGAACATCGTATGTAATCACAGAGATTTTATTCATAGCCCCCGGATGTGCAATTTTCCCAGATGCCTGTAACTGACCCGTATCTACAGGAACCGTTCGTTGCGATTCCATAAAGATACGAGTAGCTAAATTCTTAAGGGAGCCTACTAAAGCGTCCCTAAATGTCATGTTGCTAAAACGTGTGTCCATAGTATTTATATTATACTATGTTACGCCCCCAAACTTCTGGAACTGTAGATGAAAACTTACCAGAACCTTCATCAAATTTATCAAGTCTGATAATTTCTTTACTTACATTACCATGATCGGGATGCCAATAAGTAATGAGATGC